GTCTTACGCCACCGCACTTTTTGGACGGTATTCTTTCCAAAGCGCGCAACCCACGGAAATCCGTGGCTAATGCGCTTCGATGTTTGGCGAGGATCTGTGCGGGGACGTAAACCAGCCACCGAGATCAACACGACGCGGACGCGGCCACGGCAGCCCAAGGCCGACGCCGAGCGCAAAGCGGCCGAGGTCATCACCGGCCGCGTGTTTGCTTTGCACGGCGGCGAAGTTGCCAAACCTAAAGAAGAAGAAGTCGCGGAGTCCACCGCGTTGGCGACGTTGGCCGCAGTGTGGGGCAAACCATGACGCAAGGACGTCCATCGGTTCGAACACCGGAGGTCAAAGCGCGGTTGGTCGAAGCGCTCAAGCTAGGCGCCACGTATCACGATGCGATCCAAGCCGCGGGCCTATGCCGGTCGACGTTCCACGACTGGCGACGCGAGGATCCGGCGCTCGTCGAGGAGCTCGAAGCGGCCCGCGCCTATCACCGCTTGATGGCGCTGAAGCGGATTGAGCGAGCAGCCAAGCGCGACTGGAAGGCGGCCAGCTATTTGCTCGACCGCCACGCCAAGCTAGACCCGCGGGACGCACCCGACACCGAGGAGCTGCGGCTTGCGGCCGAGCGCGGCATCACGGCGACCGACGCTGCCGTTATGTGGCAGCGGCAACTGCAGGTGCTCGAGGGCGCGTATCAACGTGGCGAGGTCGACGCGACGTCCTACCTGGCGCATATGTCTCGGCTCACTGCCGAGGCGCGGCACTTGGCCGACCAGCGCATGCGCCAGCTATCGCCCGACGGCACGCCGCAGGTGGCGCTATCGCTCACGCTCGATAGCACCGGCATCCGCGACCCGGCCCCGCTGCCGGCCGGTGTCGAGCCAGCTCGGCGGGCAAGCGCTGGCGGCGACCTAATTGACGTGGGCTGATGCAGGTATCGCTCGACATTGCCGACCTGTTCGCACCGTACCGCAAGCAGGCCGAGTTTCTTGCGGCGCCTCACCGCAATCGCTTTTTCCTTGCGGGCCGCGGCGCGGGCAAGTCGTGGACGCTGACGCTAGACGCGCTGTTGCAGGCCGTGGTGAACCCCGGCTGTCCCGGCGCACTGCTCGGCCGTACCGAGCGCGACCTAAAGAAGAACTTGCTCCCCTTCCTGCGAACGCACTTGCAGACCCTGCGCGACGCTACCGGCTTCAACTGGATCAAACGGTACAGCGCAGACGATTCGGCGATCTACCTGCACAACGGCAGCACCATCTATTGGCAAGGCTACGAGCGCGTAGACAAGCTGCGCGGCCAAAACCTGGCATGGGTCGCCGCCGACGAGATCTGCTGGTCTGAGACGAACGAGCTTACCGTCTACGAGACCTTGATCAGCTGCATTCGCGTGCCGTGCCCGCGGCCATCGTTCGCGGTGGCCAGCTCGCCCAACGGTTTGAGGGGCGTCACCAAGCTATTCCGAGATCGGCAACTTGAGGATCATCCCGACTTTTTTGTTGCCCGCGCAACCAGTTATGACAACCCGTACCTTGATCGTCACGTCGTCGACAGCTGGAAAGACGCGATGTCGGTGCGGCGCTACGAGCAGGAGATCCTAGCGCTTGCGCTTCGTCCGATGTCGGCGATCTATGGTGAGTTTCGCGAGGCGCGGCACATCGTGCCATGGTCTGCAAAGCACCACCCCGAAGCTAGGTGGGTGATTGGCGTAGACTGGGGCCTAAATCGCGCGGTCGCTGTAGCGATCCAAGTGATGCCTGACGGCCGGTGGATAGTATGCGACGAGCTGGTGCGCCAGCCCGAAAGCCGCGGTCACTTTCGAGCAGACCTTCAACGGTGGATCGATCACATTTGCAGCGGTGGCGTGCCGCACTTGATCAGCGCCGACCGCGCAGTGCCCGAGGAAAACGTGTGGTTGCGTCAACTTTACAGCCCTCGCCGCACAATGGTTCTGTCGCTGTCGAGCAAGGCCGACCAGTACGTGCGAAGCGGTATTGCTCAGGTGCAGGATATGTTGGCGCCAGTGACTGGCGAGCCGCGGCTACTGTTTGCGCACTCGCTGGCCAAGACCTACAGCGGCAACGTCGCCGGCATTGTGCCGAGCATGGCGGCCTACCGGTACATGCTCGACCGCGACGGCAACCCGACCGACATCCCGGCCAAGGACAACCTGCACGACCATGCGGTTGACGCGCTGCGTTACGCCATAGTTGCGGGTTCACGGTTCAAGGAGCTGCACGGCGGTAAACTGCCGGGGCGGTTTGCGGTCGCCAACGACGGCGTCGACAACGTGCCTCCGCACTTGCGCTAGCGTTGCGCCGCCGTACACTAGGCGCGGAGGTGTCTGCCGATGTCGCTCTTTTCGATGGCGCGCGCCGAGCGCTGGGACATCACCAAATTTCAGAACAAGTCGCTGCAGTTGTCGCAGTTCCTACGCGGCGACTTCAGCTCGATCCGGGCCGAGCTTGATAAGGTGTTCCCGAACACCAATAACCTTCAAGAGCGGTTTGTGCCGCTGGTGCAGCGGTACGCCTACGAGCTGACCGGCTTCTATGGTCGGCCAGTCGTGCGGCGGTTCTTTAGCACACAAGCAGCCAATGCCGATCCGTTCGTCAAGCTGCGCGAGGTCTACCGCGCCAGCAAGGTCGACCGGGCGTTGCACCAGGCGCACCGCGAGCTAATGGTTCAACAGACCGTGATCCTTGCGGTGCTTCCCGACGGCGTCGGCAAGGTCAAAATTCTGTCGTTTGAGCCGTGGCAGGTTGAGTGGGAACCCGGCGACCCGCTGCGGGCTGACGACATCCAGCACGCCGAAGAAGTCGAGCTTGCCGTACCGGTGGGCTACTCAGAAGGCTTCGTCACTTATGGCGAGCTGCATATGTCGGCCTCGGAAATCTACATCGAGAAGGGCGGCCAGAAGCTGCCGGTGTACGGCAACAGCACGGCCAACCCGTTTGGCGGTAAGATCCCGCTTATCGTGTTGCGAGCGGAGCAGCCGCAGCCGGGCCGCTGGGCCTCGCCGGTCAATGAGCCGCTCTTGTCGATGCAGATCGCGCTTTGCTTGAGCGAGGCCGATACCGAGCTGCTGGTTCACACTCAGGCTTGGGGCCAAAAGGTGCTTGAGAATGCGCAGATCGCGCAACAAGTCGAGGAGATGCAAGTCGGCCCCGACCGCGTCTTGGCGCTGGTCAACACCGACCCGACCGCACCGGCGCCGCGGCTGACCATCGTTCAGGGCCAACCGCCGCTGGCGCAGATCACTAGCTGGAACGAGTCGCGCTTGCGGCTGCTGTGCTCCATGTTCGACCTGCAGCCCGATGCGTTTTTGAAGGTGGCGACCGCGGTTACGGCCTCGGCCCGCGCCGCTGACGCGAACGACCGCGAGCAGGCAAAGGACAAGTACAAGCCGATCTTTGCCGACGCCGAAAACGAGCTGTGCCAGCTGATCGCCATGGTGCTGAACCTGACGGAGCCCGTGCAGATCCCGGCGGATACGGTCGTCGAGGTGCGCTACCAGACCTACGAGGTGCCGGCCGATCCGCTCCATGAGTCGCAGGCGCTGCAAATGGAAATTGCCCAGGGCATCACGTCGCCCGTCGACGTCGTTGCCGACCGCGACGGCATCACGCGGCAGTCGGCCTACGACAAGATCAAGCGCAACCTGCAAGAGTCGCGCGACCTTGGCGTCCTGCCGCCCGAGCAAATGCCGACGCCTGAAACGGTGCCGCAGTGATCGAGGTTCGCGTTAGGTACACGAGGGCGGCGCAGGCCGACCCCAGCCTGATGGCGAAACTGCAACAGCCGATGGTGCTAGGCCAAGCGCTGGCGCGTCGAGTCGTTGAGCGCGTGTCGAAGCAAGGTCAAACGGCAACGCCGGCTAAGCCGTATTCGCGGCGTCGCGGACTGTATGAGATCAACAGCGAATACGCGCGAGCGCTCGGCGTGACAAAAACACGCTACGGCAGTTCGGCGCAATTTCACGACGCAATCGGCGCGAAACAAGGCGCTTTTCGCGTCACTGGCGCAATGTGGAAAGGTCTACAGGTGCGCAACGTCGGGTCGTCGGGCGTCCTGATCGACTTTGCTGGCAGCTCTTACGGCAGCCAAGTGCAACAGTCGACGACCAGAAGCGGGCGCCAGCGGGCGCGACCGACTAAGGTGCGCAACCAGCAGAAGGCCGGCGCCGTATTTAGCCGTTCCGGCGTGAACGTGATTCAGCCCAAAGAGCAAGAAACCGAAGCCATGGTGGCGGCAGTCACTCGATGGTCACAGCAAATCGTCGGTCGCATATTGGGCGCCGACGCTGGCTCGTTTACGACGACGGGCGATCAACAACTGCTGCGGGACATCCTGCAGCATTACGACGGGAGCAGATAGCATGGACGCAAGCACCACCGCACCAGCTACTACCGCCGCACCAGCGGCACCACCAGCAGCACCAGCCGGGCCGCCGGTCGACGACGTCGCCGCGCTGAGGGCCGAGCTGGCAGCGCTGAAGTCTGCCGAGGAGGCGCGCCAAGCGGCGGCAGCCAAGGCCGGCGAGGAAGCAGCAGCCAAAGCCGAAGAGGAGCGCAAGGCAAAGCTGTCGGCAGAACAGAAATTCGCGGAGGAGCTCGCGGCGCAGCGGTCGCAGATCGAGGAGACTCGCAAGCAACTTGCCGACGAGCGGCGCAACCTGGCGCTTGAGCGGCTGGGCGTGCAAGAGAAGTTCCGCAGCTTTGCGCCGGCGGTGGATCCGGGCGATCCCAAGGGCGCCAAGGCGCTAGAAAACTGGGCCAAGGACAACCCCGAGCTGTTGCGGCAGCAGGCGGTGCCGGTCTCGGATGCGCTTTCGCACCTCAAGAGCAAGGCCGGCAGTGCTTTGCGGGCTGTGATGAGCGGCGAGAAGAAGTCAACGCTTGTGACCGAGCGCAACCTCAGCAAGATGCGCTAACCCTTGCAACCGCGCGGGGGCAGTGTACCCTTGCGCACGGAGGCCAATATGGCGACGCGAAAGACTGGCGAGAAGGACGTGGCAGCGGTGGTCGAGCCTGTTGGGCCGGCAATGCCGGTGCTGCCGTCTGACGAGGAAGTTGCGGCTGCACGTGCAGCGCGTAAGGCGGCAGGGACGTACACCGAGCTTGCACCGGGCACCGTGTTGGGCCTGCCTGCTGGCTGGGCATCGGCCAAGCTTGACCCGGCGCTGGCGGAAAGCCGCAAAGCCGAGCTGCGGGCCAAGTGGGCCGCCAAGGGCTGGATCCAGCTGGAAGGGCTCCAGCAGGTGATCGGCTATCCCACCGGCTGCGAAGTCTGGGTCAAGCGGAGCGAGGACTACGAGTCTGATCGCCGCGAGCTCGGCGAACGCATCCGGCAGATGGCGGCGCAGGGTTCTTTCTTGCTGGGCCAAGCCTAGCTTAGAGGTGCATGATGGCTAACTCTCTCGACAATCTGATCCGCGTTTCTCAGGCCGCTTTCGTTGACGCTCTTGCGTCGTCTACCGAGCAGTACGCGCAGTGCTGCCAGGTGCTGGACTACGCCGGCGGCTCGGCCCAGCTGATGGCGGTGAACGCCGGCGGTCTGGCCACCGAGGTGACCGGCGCCACCAGCAGCGTCTCGGCTACCGACCTCACCAGCGGCATCCGCGTTGTGACGCAGAAGGCGTTTGCGCTCAAGCACCGGATGCCGCGCCAGCAGCTCCCGTGGCTGGTGGAGTCGGCCGCTACCGACATCGCGGTCAGCTTGGCCAACGCCGCTGCGCAGAACATCAACAAGCTGTACTTCGACGGCCTTGAGTCGCTGTTTGCGTTGGCTCACCCGATGGCGGGCGCCAACAACGGCCAGGTCGGCAACGGCAAAAAGTTCATCGACACTGGCTTGTCCTTCCTGCAGGGTCAAGCCGGCGCCGGTACGCAGTCGAACCTGCTCACCGACGCGCTGTCGGAGAACAGCCTCAACAGCGCGCGCGAGATTCTGCGGAAGTACAAGAATCAGCAGGGCTTGCCGCTCAACATGGGCGATTCGTCGTACGTGCTGGTTGTCGGCCCGAAGAACGAGAAGATTGCGCGCCAGCTGCTCGGCTCGCAGTTCACCTCGGCCGCGCTTCAGGTCAACATCAACCAGGGCTTTGCGACCCCGGTGGTATTCCCGCTGACCACCGATGACGACGATTGGTTCTTGATCGACACGGTCAAGAGCCCCTGCGGCATCTGGATGGGCGAGCCCCCGATGATTGACGTTCTGCCGTCGGAAGATGGTCTGTTCGTCAACTTCGTGGCGCAGTTCTCGGCGAGCTTCTACACGAAGGCGTATGAGTTCGGCATCGTGGGCAGCAACGTGGCCTAACGTCCGGGGTGGGTTTTGCGGCGGGGGTCGGGCGGCTTGACGGTCACCGGCCCCCGCCAGCAAGCGGAGGTGTGCGGTGGGTATCGAGCTGCTGTACGACAGAGCGACGACGATCACGCATGCCGACATGTCGGGCCTTGTCCCGACCGCCGCGACGGTGGTCTTGCGGGCGCCCAACGGCAGCCAGTTGCAGGCGCCCGCGGTCACGCTGTCGACGATCAACACGCACGCAAACGCCAGCTCCACGGCGCTGATGCTCGACCTTGATTCGGTCGCCGGCGTCAAGGTGGGCCAACCGCTGGCAGTGACTAGCTACGGCGAGACCTACGTCTGCACGCCGGTGCGCATCGATGGACTGCACGTTCACCTAGCAGCAGCGCTGCCGGTGGCGCCAGCCAACAATGACACGGTCAAAGGCCTGACGATGTCGGCCAGCCTGAGCGCGCTAGGACTGGCGGCGCTTGGCGCCGGCTACCAGGTCGAGTGGCGCTACGAGAATGCGACGGCAAAGGGCTTCGCGACGGCCGAGGCCGCTTGTGTGCGCTGGCTGTGGCAGCCTGCCATCACGGCACCAGAGATCGCCGAGCTGCTTGCGACGGTCTACCAAACGACGCGGTCGGAGGACTTCTGCCGCGGTATCGCCGACCGGGTCAACGACAAGATCCGAAACGCCATTGAGCAGACTGGCCGCCGGCCATTCCTTTATGTTTCGCCGCGGGCCTTTGCTGAGGTCGGCCAGATTGGCGCCCGCTGGGTGCTGGCTGACATGGGCATTGCGTTGGTCGGCGACATTGCCACGTTGGTGCGCGAGTACCGCTACGCTTTCGGCGATGAGCTTGAGAAAGTGATCAATGGCCTGAAGGCATACGACGCCAACAACACAGGCGACACAACGCCGACGAAGCGGCCGCTTTACTCACTGCGGACGAGTCGATGACGACGAGCGCGGAAATCCTCACCGATTGGAAGGCTCGCATTGAGGCGCTAATCCCGACGCATCGGGCTGGCACCGACGACAAGTACCAGGTTCAGATCGGCGTGCGGCATACCTACCTTGGTAGCCGAGCGGTGTTGTTGAGCTGCAACCCAGGGCGGCGCGTTTTCCCAGCGCAGGGTTGCTCCGACTGGGAAATGCAGGCGCTGGTTGAAGTCTGGTACGTTGACCAGCAGGGCGCCTACCTGCGGGCGGTCGAGGATGCCGAGCAGATTTGCGACGATCTCTACGACTGGATTGCGACGCAAACGGACATCTTGAAAGTTGAGCCGGATCTGGCCAATATCACGGGCGCGGACAACGAGCTGTCGATGTCGCGCAGTGTGCGCTTCACCTTCACCGGGCCTGCTTAGGAGACGACGTCATGGCAAACTGGACTGATTCCTCTCTCTCGTTCGCCATCCAGTCGGACCTCGTGACGCCGACTACGCCTGACGCCAACTTTGGCGGCAACGTGTTGGCGGCCAACAACTTCCGGCCGCTGCTGTGCGACACGCCCAAGGTGACCTTCAATACCGAGGTCAGCGAGCTTGATCTGCTGACCGGCCAAGTGGGCGCGGCGCCGGAAAAGATCGTGGGTCGTCGGTCGGGCACGGTGTCGTTTGTGGTTCCGCTGCAGGCGTTCAAGACCGGCTACGACCCGACCGCGGAGGATCCGGGCGAGGCCCCGGTCAGCGGCGCGGAGGTCATCCCGCCGTGGCTCGTGCTCGTCGCCAACGCCATGGGATGCGACGTCGGCAGCTTGGCCGGCGCCACGCTGGCTGACAAGAACACCAACTTTTGGCGCGGCACGTTCCTGTCTGTGTCGGACTACGGCGCCGCCGCTGTGGTCGCCGCCGGCACCAACGCCAACAACATCGAGGTGGCGAACGGCGCGCTGCACGCTGGCGGCCAGCTGATCGCCGCTGCCACGTCGGGCACGGTGGCGCCGGGCATTGGCTGGATCAAGACCAAGAACGCCAACGTCATGACGACCTTTGACCCGATCAAGGCGCCGCTTGCCAACTTCGACGACGACAACGCCAACATCTACGGCACGGCGTCGGCTTGGGTGACCAACGACCAGCCCGTGGCGCTGACCGCGCTGTGGACTGGCAACGACACGAAGTTCTGCTATGTCCTGACCGGCCTTGTGTGCGAGGCGTTCAAGCTGACGCTTGAGCCCGGCGCCACCCCGACCGCCGAGTTCACGTTCCGTTTCTACGACTTCCAGATGGACAAGACGCTCGGCGGCCTGCAGATTCCGGCCAGCTACACCCGCGCGCCGCAGCTCGTCGGCACCAAGACCGGCGCCGCCTACCTCGACAGCTCGATCAAGTGTGGTCTGGCTGGCCTCACGATGGAGTGGAAGGCGACGATCAACGAGACCATGTGCCACAGCGCTCCGCAGGCTGTGTCGGCGGTGAGCGTGGTCAAGCCGCGGATCGCGGTCAACTTCACGGCTCCGCACACTGACGGCGATACCGTCTACTCGGACGCGGGCGCCGCGGGCAACATCGGCTCGCACGTGTGGCAGTCGTCGCTCGAGCTGGGCACGACCCACAGCCTCGGCGTGTACGTCGGCGCGGCGATTGGCAAGTCGTTTTCGGTGCTGGTCCCGGCGGCTCGCGTGAGCGCGGCCCCGACTATCGCCGACGCCAACGGCGCGCAGACCTACACCGTTGCACTCGAGGCTGGCAGCTATACCGGCGACAGCTCGACCAACGGCGCTGAGACCTCGGACAACTGCCCGATCGACAGCATCTTCCGCATCGGCTTGGCCTAGGTTGGCCCGGTCGGGGCGCCTGCACCACCAGGAGCACCCATGGCCATCGTGACTACCAGCACGGCAAAAACCGTGCAGCTTGTCTACAGCGCGGACCCTGCGGTTACGCTGGAGACCAAGGCAGCAACACGACGCAAGGCGGCCCAGCTTGCGCGGGTGCGTAAAGCCGTCGGCGACAACGTGGCCGAGCTCGACAAGGCCGAGGCGGCGCCGCTGGATCCGTGCTTTGTCACGCTTGACGAGGCCAAGTCGGCGGCCGGTGCGACGCTGTTTCGGGTGCGGGCGTTGAGCTGGCTGGAGTACCAAGAGGCCGAAGCCATGGCGCCGGAAGCGCAGATCATGCGGCACATGGAGCTGGGCCTCGTCGACATCGACGGCGACAGGGAAGCGGCGGCGAAGTTTCGCGCCGACCCGGTGGCATCGCTGGTCGTGCCGCTCTATCGCGCGATCGTCGACCTCACATGGGGAAACTTGCCGGGGTCGTGATCGACGGCAAGGCCGCGACCTGGGCAACGACACTGCCGCACTTGCTGAGCATCTGGCGCAAAGAGGGATTCTACCGGCGCGCGGTCTGGCTGTGCCGCTGCGAGCATGGACCTTGCGACGAGGTGCCAGAGACCGAGGACGGACCCGCGGAGCTGCCGGGCGGTGCTTGGTCTGTGTGCCCTTACGGCGTCTTGCGCGGCCTGCAGTTTCGGGCGTTGGTGAACCTGCACGAGTGCGCTAAGATCAGCCCGTTGGCTGGCTGGCCAGAGGCGTTTCCAGCTTGGCTAACGTGGGGTCTTGCGACGCTGCGGGCGCGACTGGAGGCGGGCAAATGAGCACGGTTGCGGCAAGTCGGGTCGACGTCAAGATTGCGGTCGACGCACAGGGCAACGCGAGCCGCGTGGTCAAGCAGACTCGCGACGAGCTCGACGCCATGGGCAAGTCGGCGCAAGCGGCAACGGCCAATGCCGGCGGCGGGATGGCCAAGTTCGCAACGCTGGCGCAGCAATCAGCGAGCAAGATCGGCGGCGCCTTTTCGGCAGTCAACGCGGTGCTCGGCGGTACCAATCCGATTATGCAGAAGCTGGGCCAGTCGTTCACGGCTGCGGGCGCGGTAGCGACCGTCATACCGGGTCCGATCGGTATTGCTGCTGCCGCGATGACCGGCCTAGCTGTGGCGACCTACAAGTTTATCGAAGCGGCCAACGAGGCCGAAGCTAAAACCAAGTTTATGCGCGGCGGTGCTGGCTCGGAAGGCATGGCCGCGCAGCTGGGCATCACGCAGGACGCAGCGATCAAGGTAAGCGCGGCGCTCGAGCAGATGACCGACCAAGGCATCCGGCCGACGTCGACAGAGCTGCGCGCGGTGCGGGATCGCGCTGTGGCTATGGGCGCCGACGGTAGCAAGGCTGTCGAGCAGTACCTTGCCGCATGGGCCAAGGGACCGGACGCGCTTATCGCGGTGCAAGCTGAGATCGGCAACCTCGGCATTAAGAATCTGGGCGAACTTGGCGCATCTATCGGCCTGTCGCGGGAGTCGCTTGGGCTCGAACGCGACTTGACTGATCAGAAGGTGCAGCAGTCTGAGCTGTTGAAGGAAGCGGCGCAGATTCAAGCATCGATCGCATTGACGGGCAGGCAGATCAGCGAGAGCGAACAGCGCGATCTTGACCTAGTGCGGCAGAAGGCGACGGCGCTGGAGATCGAACTTGCGGCCCAACGGCAGCTTGCGCGCGAGCAGCGCGCGTCAGAGCAGAACAGCACGCTGGCCAAAGGCCGGGCGACGCTGCTCGACATTGCGGCGACCCAAGAAAAGCGCAAGACGGTCGCCGAGGTGATTCGGATTCAAGCGATTGATGAGCGACTGGCCGACGTCGCGGCGCGCATCAATACGCTTTACCGCAACCGCAATGCTTTGTCGCAGGAGGACTACGCCATCAAGGCGCAGGCGCTGCAGATCGAGCAGGCGCAAGCCGAGGCTGCAAAGGCCGCGGTATTCCAGCAAGCGCAAGCCGATCGTGTCGCGCGCCAGCAGGCCGCCGCCGCGAAGAACAAGGAACGCATTCAAGCCGAGACGGACGCGACCATCAAGCTGGCGCAGGCCGAATCGCAACTGGCGACGCAGCGGGCGAAGGTACCAGGAGCGGATCCTGATGTGCTCGCGTCCCGCCTCCGAGTCATCGATTTAGAGGAAGCAGCCGCAACGCGGGCGGCCCGGCAACGTGCAAACACCGTGCGCGGTCGGGAAGCTGAACTGCGCGCTATAGAACTGAACGCCAACAACGAGCGCGAGGCCGCACGCAAGGCAACCGCCGATGCCGAGGTTGAGCGCAGCCGGAAGGTTGTCGAGCTGAAGCGCGCCGCGTTTGAGGAGGAACTACAGGCCGAGATCGAGACGCAGGCCAAGATCGACGAGCTATCGAAGGCGCAGGCCGCCCGCGAGATCGAGCAGTTGCGCAAGCGCGGCGATGTCCACGGCGCAACGATGCTGGAGATCCAGACCGCCGAAGCGCAGGCCGCTGCCAACATCGAAAAGATCAACCGCGACCTTGCGATCAAGCTGACCGGCATCGACGAACAGTCCGAGCTTGCCGCCAAGGAGCGCTTGCTTGCTGACCAGCAGATTGCGGCAGAACGCCAGAAGCTGGCCGATGTTACAGCCGCAGCCTTCACCAAAGAGAGCGATGCGATCGTCGCCAGCTTCAAGACCAAGCTATCGACCGTCGACGATGCGATCCAGAATACCTTGGGAGCCAGCGCCGATCTCGTGCAGTCTGGCTTTGCGCGAACTGTTGAGGCAAAGCAGAACGCGATCGATGCGTTGAAAGCGTTGCAGGAAAACTCGGCCAACCTTAACGAGGCCGACCGCGCCGACCTCGATGCACAGGTGAAGGCGCAAGAGAAGATCTACCAAAAGCAGATCAAGGGCCTGCAAGACCAAGCCAAGCAAGCGCAAGAAACCATCAAGTCTGTGCAATCGTTTGGCAAGGGTATCGCCGGTATCGTCGGCAATGTGCAGAAGGGATCGCAAGCGCTGGCCGCTTTCCAGAAGGCGGCCGACGCGGGCAACGTCGAGCAGATGGCGACGGCCAACGAAGGGCTGACCAACGCTATCGACGGCACGATTGCAGCCAGTGGCGCGGCTGCTACCGCATTCATCGAGGACGAGCAGACCAAGGCAGCCATCCTCGCCATCACCGAGACCGCTGCCAGCGTGGCAGCGTTCGCTGGTGGCAACATCCCCGGTGGCATTGCTCACGCGGCCTCGGCGGCCATCTATGCCGGCGTTGCAGGTGGAGCTATCCCGACCGGCGGCGCTGGCACGGCTGGCACGGCCACGGCTGGCGCGACCACCGGCGGCGGCGGCGCAGTCACTGGCACAACCGGCGAGGCTGGCGGCGGCGGTGGTGGCGTTACTCAAGTGTTTAATTTCAACAAGGGTTTTGTGGTCGGCTCTACGCAGGAAGTTGCCAAGGGCATCAGCGGCACGTTGCGCAGCGTGAACGGCACCGGCTACGACCGGCGCAAGGCGGCCTGATGCTGTCGATCGAAACAACCGAAGCGTGGGCTTGGACCATCACGGTGCAGATCGGCGCCAACGTCGATACCTACACCAACGCCGAGCGGTCGACGTTCGACACGCTACAGGCCTTTGTCGCGTGGGCCAGTGCGGCAGCAAGGCCTTGGGCAGACACGGTGCTTTGGCGGTGGAGCTGGTCTCAGGACGTGGCCACTGGCGGCGCAAAGGTGACGCTCGGCAGCACCGATGCTGCGACGTTGACGATGTCCGCAGGGGCGACGGCACGGTTGGGCATTGCCTCAGGTGTCGGCACTATCTTTGTCGGCACGTCGCCGGCCTCGGGAACGTGGGCGCCGGGGCCTGTGGGGGTGCTGGCGGCGGTGTTGGATATGCCGTTTCTTGGCGACGAGGGCGTCACGTCGGCAACGGGTGCAGTGCGGCCCGGCGTGCCAGGTCTCGCCGGTCGACGGCCGATTGTGTCGGGCACGTGTGACGCGCTGCAGCACGCGCGCTTGATCAGCATCCTGCGGCTGGCGAGCAACCCGCGGCGCGGCTGGGTGTACCAACGACACACAGCGACATGGATCGATGTCGCGGTCGGGGGCTATACTCGGCAGCCGGTCAACAGCCTGTGGTGGCGCGTTGCGCTTGAGGTCGGCGGCGAGGTGCTCTGATGGCGGTGCTTGAGGCGTACCTATACAGCGAGAGCGTGACGGACGACACGTTTCCGTCGCTGTGTGTGGACGACACGATCATTGTCACTGAGGGCGCTACGACCAGCGAAGTCCGCCTGGGCACGCCACAACGGTTCACGGATGCGCTAGTGATCTGGGCGACCGAGTGCAACAACGCGCTGCCGGGCTTCTACCAGTTCAGCTACAACGCCACGACGCGCCGAGTCACCATCAGCTGCACTAACGCAATCAGCTTTACCTTACCGGGCAACGTCCGCAAGGTGCTCGGATTCTCGGCGCAATCCTACGGCCCCGGCGTTAGCTTCACGGCAGAAGGCCCGCCGGCTGCAATCGTCGAGCTCGCGGCCTATGAGTGCGCGCCAGCCGACGACGCCGCCAAGGCCGAGCTGCGCAGCTTCCGGCACGCGCGGGCGCTCGGCATTGGTTGGGGAAACGTGCAGCTGTTCGACATCGGCCTTGTGCTGCGCGCCACTGACGCTGGCGTGATTATGCCGGTACGCGGTTCTGACCTTACCGGGTACTGTCTGACAGGGCGGATTCGCGTGGGGCCGAGCTCGCCGGCTTACTCGCCGACGCAGCCGGGCGGATACCTCGACGGCTGGATTGTCAGCACCAGTGGGCTACAAAGCTGGGGCGACGACGAGAACTTCTACGCGCTGCGGGCGCTTGTGGCGGTGCCCTGATGCCAGCTTGGGATGCGGTCAAGTACGGCTGGAACGTGGTCTACTGGGTGACCATTGAGGGCATCCCAATAGTGTTCACGGAGCGCGGTCTGGGCATGACGCTGCCGACAGGCTACGAGGTCGAGGACGCTAGCCTAGTGATCGACGATTCAAGCGAGGTTGGCACCGAGGTCGACCGCCGTCGAGGCTTGGGCGCCGGATTGTCACTCGGCTTTCGGCTGCTCGACACCGCGACCGTGCGCGACTATGTGCGGCGCCCTGCCAAGTTCGCCGAGCTGACGCAAGACGAGACCGCCGCTACCAACGTTATCCACGTCGATTCGACGGCAGGCTGGAACAACACCGGCCGCTTCTGGCTCGGCCACGAGCTCATTACCTACACTGGCAAGACCGCAACGACCTTTACCGGCTGCACGCGCGGCGTCGTCGGATTGGCCTACAATCACGCGCTCGTCTCGGCTGGCAACTTGGCAACCAGCTCGCCGCGGTGGTGGCGAGGGCGCACTGTCACGCTGTGGGCATCGCCAATCAATCAGGCTGGCGTGCCAAGCGGCGCGGCGCTGACGCAAGACGCGGTGCAGGTCTGGCGCGGCCGCATCAGCGACGGTCCCAACCGCGGCATGTCGTGGTTCGACTTTCAGGCCGACTCGCTTGAGCGCGTGCTAGACCGACCGCTTGCGGCGCAGTTGAGCGGCAAAGTCGTGCCGACTGCCAATGCCTACCTGCCGCCGACGGGGCTGCAGGTTGAGTACACGATCAAGACCAAGAACAACGTTGGCGCCAACCTGTGGTCGTACAAGATCGAATTCGCGCCGTTCGCCACGCTCACTCCAACGACCTATTATAGTGGCGACCAGCTACGCAAGCGCATCGCGGACGAGTTTCTGCAAGCGGTCACGCAAGCAGGCGCAGGGGCGCGCATCCTCGGTCTGATCTGGCATCCCGTGCCGGGGTACAAGACCAAGGTCGGGCAAGTGCAACCGCACTGGGCTGCATGCATTGCGGTGGCCGAAGATGCTGCGGTGTTTTGGCTTCAGCACGACATCTACTACAACAAGACCAACGCCGGCTTTAGCGCCAACTTGTACGGGCAGCAGCCGACGGTGTTTCCCGGCGGCATGCCAGCGCAGGAGCTGGCTACCGATTGGGTGAGCGGCGACCACCCGCTGTCGGGGCCGGAGTCTACTGGGTTCGCGGTTACGTCGCTCACCGTGCAGCTCGATAGTGGCCTTGATGCGCTGGTGCCTACCTCCGGCCTGTTGTACGTCGAACCGAAGGACACCATTAAGCCGTTCGTGTGCCGCTACAAGTCTCGGCAATTTGGGCCGACGGGCATCCGGTTCAGCAATCTGGTGCTGCCCAGCGGATACGGCCAGCTTGCCGAACCAAAGCAGGAGGAATGCATCGGCGCGCAGGTGCGCATCCTGTTTGCCGACCAAGGGTCACCGGCCAAGACCTGCTTGCGGCTGCTCCACGGGTCTGGCACTGGTCTTCGCTCGGCGGTGTATGACACGCTGACGGAGGGCCGCGGCTATGGCATGGACGAGGATTGGATCGACGCTGACAGCTTCAACGCTACGCTCGGCGCGGGGGCGGCCGGTCAGCTGGAGGTGCGAGTGTCCCCGGCGGGGGCCAGCTTTGCCGACATCTTCGCGGGTCTGCTTGCGCTGTCTCGCTTGGCGGTGGCGTCGCGCACAGTGGACGGTGCGACCAAGCTCGCTTGCGTCCGCACTGATGCGGCTGGCGGCGAATACTGGCACATTATCCGTGATGTTGACCTACTATCGGTCGGCGCCGACCCGGTGGAGCCTCAATCGCGATTGACGCCGCTAAACCGGATCACGGTCACGCGCGCAGCCTACGGAATGACCTGGTCGGCTGACGGCATGGTCAGCGGCGGCGAGGAAGCCGAGCAGGATACGTCGATCTTTTCTGACATCCCGTCGGTGCTTGCGCTGGGCGAGGAAGGACTTGAAGCGACGGTGCCTGCCCTCGACAACGAGCAGCTAACGCAGTACGCATTGCCGCTAGCGCTGGCCACGTTCGCCGGCGACCAGTCATTGCAAGCGGTCGCGCTATCGGTGCCGCCGTGGGTGTCGGCGCAAGTCGGCGACCTTGTTCGGCTGGAGCTCACGCACCCAAGCCTGTGGAACTACGAAACGCAATCGCCCGGCTACACCGGCCCCGGCCGCATCGTCGGGCGAACCATCGAGCTGCGCACGTTGCGGGTCAAGCTGACGGTCTTGATCAACAGCAGCACCAACACCAAGACGTTGGCGCCGGCGGCTCGCGTGTCGTCGTGGACTGGCCCAGCCAACAACCCGTTGACCATCGATGTTGGCGCGCAGTACCTGCCGCACTTCACGCAGGCGCTGGTGCAGAACGGCTGGGCGTGGTGCCAACACTATCGGCCCGGCAACGTCGAAAACGTGGCGCAGAAGTTTGCGATCTCGGCAGTGGCCAAGGTCGGCGCGTTCTGCCGGCTTACCGTCATTGGCGGCAGCTGGGCCGCTGGCACGCTGTCAACGGCTGAGTGGAGCACCATCACGGTGCCCAGCACCAACGACAGCAACGACTGGCAGAAAACCTACACCCACGCCGGCGACGGCTCGCTTTGGAGTTGACCGATGGCCATTGTTACGCCGGCCGACATCGCGGTGCTGGGGCAGCAGGACTTTGCGCTTGCTGCAATGCCTGGGCCGCTCGATACGATCCTCAAAAACACTAACTACCTGTACCAATACCATCGGCCGCCGATGCTGTCGGTTGCCTTTTGCTCGGCATACCAGATCGCAGGCCGCACAGCGGCGTTCATTATCCCGATCAAGCCAAGCGTCGAGGGTCTGCTGTATGAGTTCACGGCCAAGGTGTTGGCAACAGCCGCCGGCGCGTGGCAGCTCACTGTCACATATGAGAGCTACGACGCCATCAGCGGGTGGTTGCCGCTGACTACGCAAGTCAGCAATCAAGTCGCCATGGCCGACCAGCCGCTTACCGACGTACAAACGGCGGTTATCGCTGGCACTAAGACGATGATCCGCGCCATGTTCACGGGCTCGGCTGGCGCGCAACTGACGCCGCACCACCTGCTGGTGATTCCGACGCCCGCAGCACCGACGGCCGGCATCAAGCTTTCGGGATTTGTGCCGTATGACAACGGCTTGTTGAACACGACTGGCGCAGTCACGACGGAGCACGTGAACCGCGCGCAGCAGAACGCAATCGCGGTGCTGCAGGATCGGGCGCAGTGTGCGTTCGCCTTTGTGCAAGAGGACAACCCGGCCAATATGGTATTTCGGCCGGGCCTGTCGGCCTACGTGCTGTGGAAAACGTCGCCATCGGTCAAGGTCGGCCTGTATGGGCAGCAGGGCGAACTGACGCTGGACTGCGCTATTCTGGCTGGCGTCACACGCGGAACCGGGAAAGTGCGGTTGATCCAGTCCGACGCCACCGACCCCGAGGCCTACTACGAAGCCGACGCGACGGGCACGTTGCAAACTGGCAGCTTTACCGCCACTGCGCAAAATGGCGGCACCGATAGCGCCATTGAGCTTGCTATGTCGCTGAAGCTGACCGACCCGCTTGCGCTCGCAGACATCTACGCCGTGTGCGCATGGTGGAGGCCTACGGTATGAGCACGCCAGCACTTCCGATCAACTGGTGCAGTTTCGACGATCAGGCATTGCCGATCGATGTTTCCGTTGACCCGACTCCACCGGCAGCCGCGGCCTTGCTGGCCTCGGTTAACACGGTGGTTATGGCCGTGGCTGTCACGCCCTACGCGGCGACAGGCCACCTGTGCTTCAGGCATGGCTACGTCGGCGGGGTCGCTACGACGGCTTGCGATCTATACTTTACCCTCAGCGTCGCGCCGGGCGCGGTACACGCCAAGTTTGCGAGCAACGATCGGATGGTCGACGGCGCCATGGTAGCACCGCCGAGCCATAGTGTATGGACGCAGACTGGCGGCACCGTTGGCGCCAACGTGGCGATCCTGCCGATGTACGCGCCACCCGGATTCGTCACGGGCAACACTCCGAATTTCTGGGTCGGCACGCAATACCCGGTCGAGTCGGGTAATACAATCGACGACACGCCGGTGGCCAGCTCTAACCGCATGCTCGAGCTGCCCAGCTACCGGCACCCCGTCAAAGAGAACGGCTACTGCACGTCGGTCATGGCGTGGAGCTGCCGCGTAGTTCACCTCACGTCGGATCTGGCTTCGCTGTAGCGTTTGCCCTATGATCGGCCGCGGAGGTTAGCGCCATGGAAATTGCGTCGGGGCCTGTGATTGCGCTTGTGTCGGCGATGCTGTCGATGACGGTCACGATTGCGACCGCAACCGCGTGGCTCAAAGGCCAGTTTGGCGAGCTCGGCGAACGGCTGGCAAAGGCGGAAACCTTGCACAAGTCGCTGCACGACCGCGTGGAAAAGCTAGAGTCGGCGCGCGAGGAAGAGGTCCGGCGAGCGCTGGCGCGGGACAGGGTCTAGCGGTACACTCGACGACGGAGGAACACCATGGCACTCGGCAGCGCACCGGATCGGATTGGCCTGACGACCAACATTCAAGCGGCGCAGAATGCTCCGACGTTGGCAACGCAAGGCTACGCGACCAAGAATCACCGATACGTCAACGTCTCGGTGGCGGTGACTGCCGGAACCTCGGTCGACGTGCAGGTTTACCTATACACCGGCGACGGCTGGGTGCTGTATACCGACGTCCCAACAACGACCGTTACGACTGCCGGCGGCATCTTCCAACTGGAGATCCGCGGCTATCCTCGCATCTACGTGCGCGTCACTAACCTGGTCGGCGTAGGCTGCACGGCTCAGGTCTCGGCCGACGCGGTCACGTACTAGCGGGGGCCTCGATGCTGCACACCGCGCGCGTTGCTGGCAGTGCTAATCGGCTGGCCCCCGTGCAAGAGCGACGGTCGGTAGGCACGGCGCTTGTGCGCGGGCTGTTCGCGCCGTCAATGGTCTGGTGGATGCATCCGCAGGGGTGCCAGCTGGCAAGCGGGTTGACCGTGCCAGCGGTGCAGGATTTCAGCGGGCGCGGTGTCACGATCACGCAGGGCACTGGGAGCAAGCAGCCGTTGCGCGGAGGCGTGCAGGGCGTGCCGTGCTTTACGTTCGACGGCGTGAATGATTCGATGTCGACCAGCGCTACTAACCTTACGGGAACGCAGGCGATCACGGTAGCTGTTGTGGAATACCGCCCCACTACTACTGCCGGCATCCAAACCGAACTAACGATCGATTCAACAGGTGGCGGTATCAATACCGGCTACCTTGTCGTTGGGAACAACGGCGGCAGTAACAATTTCAGCGTGGCCTACCTCGGCAACGGTGGCTATCAGATCAAGGACGTGCAAAGCGCGCTAACGCCGACACAGAGTTGGGCAGCGTGGGCAACGGTCGCGAATAAGACGCTGACGGCAGCCAACGAGCTCAAAATCTTTCGACGTGGTCAACAGGTCACGGCGTTTTCGACCGTCGTCACCAACGACAGCAATAACGCGTTCGCCAATGCATCTTGGTACATAGGGGCGCGCAACAACGCGTCATCGTTCTTTAACGGCTCGCTGGCGCAAATCCTCGTGTTGTCCACCGGGCTATCTGACACGGCTGCGGCCTACCTTTCGCTTTACATGGCGCAATCGGCTGGTGTCGCATGATCACGCTGTTTCACCGCGACACAGACACCGCGCACGATGCGCCCTGCGACGTTGCCGACGTGGCGGTAATGACGCTTGACGGCCAGCCAGCCGGCTACATTGGCGCCGCGTGGGGCGAGCATACGCCCGACGACGTGTTGCACTTCGACCATTGCCAACCGGAGGACGTCGACGACGTGCTAGCTGGCTGGGGCCTGAAGCGCCCCGAACCGCCGCCCATCGGTGGCTAAGGATGACTATGCGATACCTTCTGCTTGCGGCCCTTGCGGCCTGCTCCAAGCCGGCTCCGGCCCCGACGACGGCGATTATCATTGTCGACGACGTGGTGCAGATTGTTGACGCCGCCGAGGCGGTCACCGCTGCCGACGCAGTCAGCCCGGCCGACGCCCCAAGCGCTGTGACGCCGTGAAGGGCAAGCGCACATACGCGGCACTCGCTGGTGTCGTCGTGACCGTGGCTATCGGTTGCGCGGCGCGTCATGGCATCGACCTTGGACCGTTGCGCGGCGAACTGGTGGACGCTGTCGTTATCTTGCTGGCAGGAGCTGCGGCCTACTTCCGCAGCCAGGCACACAAGTGACCGCTGAAGAGTACAACAGCGCGGAGCTCGTTGCCGGTCGCCTCACGCCGGCAATGCTCGCTGTGGCTCACGAGGCTGGCGGCGTTGCGGCGTTTCAGTTGGCGCATGGGCTGGTGGCCGACGGCAAGGCCGGGCCAAGGACGCAGGCGCTACTTGCCGCGCAACTGACGGCGACATCGGCGGGCATGGCGGTGTCATGGGTGACGCCGATCCCGCGCGGGCAAAAGGGCGTCGAGGAAGTGTACGGCCGTTTCGGTTGGCAGGAGCTCGCCGGCGGACGTATCGCCATCGACGCCAGGTGGGCCGCTTCCAACATCTGCACGGTACGCTTGCACACCGGCCGCACCGTCAAGCTGCACAAGCTGGTGGCGGCCGAGTTCGCCCGGCTGTTTCAGGCCGCCTGCGACGTCAGCGGCTATACGCCGACGAGCGTCCAGACATGGGTGCCGCGGCATACGCTGTGGGATCCGGCCAAGTCGCTGTCGCTCCATAGCTGGGGCATTGCGATCGACTTCAGCCCGAGCGAAAACACCATGGGCGGCACCGACGGCAAGGGCGGCCCGAGCAAGCTGCGGCAGCATCCGGCCTTTGTCGAGGTTTTCAAGGGCGCCGGCTGGACGTGGGGCGGCGATTGGAAGATGCGCGACGATATGCACTTCCAGAGGGCAAGCTGATGCGACTGTGTGCGATTCTGTTGGCGCTGTGCGCTGTTGCGTGCGGGCCTGTGCAATGCGGCCAAGTCGCGATCGATATCCTGCCAATTGACGGCAAACCCAAGCCTGCGGGCAAGGTGGTGATCCGATGCGACGGACGCAAGCTGACCGAGATCAACGCGCGCGACGGGGTGCAGTGATGACCTGGGAGCAGATGCGCGCCAACTGGGCGACGTCGCCCGTGCGGCACGAGGTCAACGGAGCACTTGAGCGTGCCGTCTTTGCGGCGCTGTCGGCGCTGGTGCCAGTGCTCCCCCAGGACGTGCGGCAGAAGGCTGCAAAGGCTGCGATTGCGGCAGTCGACGAGGCCGTAACGCAGCCGACCAAGATCGAAGCGGGCGGCGTCATTATCACCGACCATCGCTAGTCGGCGGCAGGTGGTGCTGTCGACGGCTGCCGCCGGGCGCTACTCCCCTCTGCGCTCGGCGGTAGCCTTTTGCCAGCGCTAACACGTGCTGGGCATATGCCGCGCCACACTCGCCGCGCAAACCTGCGTTGCCGCATCGGTAACCCGCCAGCGCGCGCGACCAGTCGCCGTCGCTCCTGCGGTACCAGTAGGCCAGCAGTCGGGCGCCCTCTAGCCGGTTGACCGGCGGCACAAACAACGCCCAGCGCGGCACCTCGGCCCAGCGTGGGCAGACTTGCATAACCCCGACGCAGCCAGCTCGCGAGATTGCCGACCAGGTGCCGCGGCTTTCGGCATGAGTCACGGCATCAAGCATCCCGGCGGGCAGGATGGCAAGCGCAGATAGCCAAGCGGCAAGCAGCGTCATGGTGTCGACCTCAGTGCGGCGTCGATGCGGGCGCCAATCCAGCGGACGACCGGCACAGCCCAGCTATTGCCGAGCGCACGGTATCGCGGACCGTCAGGGCAATCCTCGGCTGGACGATTGCGATAGGCAATCTTGCTATAATCATCGGGGAAACCTTGCAATCGCTCGCATTCGCGCACAGTCAGCCGGCGAACCCGGCCTTGATTATCAACTAGGATGCGCCCACTGCTGGCATCTTGTCCGTTCAAACCGCCGCCCATATGTGCGCCGTCGGTCAATGCGTTGGAAAGACGCGCAACCCATGCCCCACAGCATGACAAGCCATCGAGGGCGGGATCGTAGTGAAGTCCACTAGTCCATTCATCGCACCATGGGCAGATCATGTCCTCGATGCACCAACAGCCGCATTCGTCCCAATCGGTGCCGTGCTCTCGACATAGCACGCCGCTATCGACTTCATCGCTTCGCGCAAAGGCGCTGGCAGGCTTGCCGCTCCCCTCCTCTTCGCGTCTCGGCGAACGAATCCCGAGCACGCCTTCGCGCTCAAATAAAGATTCGGTTGGATCGAACCTGTCTCGAGCACCTGCGACAACGAACACACGGCGGCGTCGTTGGGCCAAGCCGAAATGTTGGGCGTCAAGGACTCGCCACGCGACTGCTCGCGTGGGTCCAAGCACACAACCAGCGTCCGTCCATCGGCGCCCTGCCGGCTTGAGTGCGCAATCCTCCCCGGCAAGAGCGCCAAGGAAACAGCCGAACGCGTTATCGGGGGTGTTGAGCACGCCGGGGACGTTTTCCCAAAAGATGACGGCTCGGTCTTGGCCTCGTCCGAGGCGAACAGCGTCAATTGCATCGGCGATCTCCACAAAGGTGAGGGTCAGGTTGCCGCGGGCATCGTCAAGCGACCGTCGCAGGCCGGCAACGCTGAACGCTTGGCAGGGCGTGCCGCCGCAAAGGAGGTCGGGAGCCTCGACATCGCCGGCGCGAATGCGACCAGGTAGGGTGGTCATGTCGCCGTGGTTCGGCGTGGCCGGGTAGTGATGCGCGAGCACGGCTGACGGAAACGATTCGATTTCCGAGAACCATGCAGCTCGCCAGCCAAGCGGCTCCCACGCCACACTTGCGGCCTCAATGCCGCTGCACACGCTGCCGAATCGCAGGCTCACGGCACGGCCTCCAGCGTGGTTGCATGAGAATTTTGAGTGCGATAGTCGTCAAGATACGCTTCACACGGTCGACACAAGAGAACCCGTCGCCCGCGCCTTGACTTGCCGCAACGATAGCAGCCTTTCATGGCGCAGCCTCCAACGCGGCGACAAGCGCTTCGGCTTCGCTGTCATAAATGGCGCGACCACATCGGTAGTTTCCGCTCCACTTCCATCCATGCGCGTATGGGTGGGCGTGCAACGTCGGGTCGTGCCGCAGCTCACGAATCAAGGCGAGCAAACAGCCGAGCGTGGCGGGGTCGTCGAGGTCCGGCAGATGGTTCCAGCGCGACTCTCCGTCGATCTGAATGCCACCGGTAGAGCTGTGAGCTTGGTCATGCCACCCGTATGGGTCGTCGCCTTCAGCTTCGCGCTCATCAAGTGCCAGCTCGATGCACGCACCTACGATTGCACATACTCGCCCCTCATACCGAAACAAATCCCCGATAGCTCGCATCCCCGGCATCCATCGCCATCGCTTGCAGGCAACCGCCCGCTTTGCCAGTTCCGTGGTCATAGCTCGCCATCCTCTAGCCCGACCAGACGCCGGGCAGTCAACCGCGCCTCAAACTCATCGGACGCCCCGCAGTCGCACGGACAATCGGCGCGAGTCTCACACCACTGCGCGTGGGGGCCTACTGCCCAATGCCGAATGACTTCGCGCAATCGGCGCAACCGGTCAAGCTCGGGCCAAGTCTCCACGGCCTCACGCAGCGCGGCGCAGTCAAGCGGCTTGCCCATCGCGGACCTCCAGACCGAGCAACCGCCGGGCCTCGTCGCGAGCTTCGTTGTGGTCGGTGGCTCCGCAGTAGCACCAGACCTCCGCACCAGGCTGCGGCGCGCACCCGTAGGCGTGCTTGATGGGTAGCCAGTCGGCGACGAGCTGTCGGAGCGTTGCAGTATCAATCTTGGGTTCCATGTCTCTCCTCATCGTAAGCACTGCCGGTCGCCGCCGTTGCCACAGCGATAGGTGTACCGGCAGGCTCGCCCACCGTGGGCGAACTGATAAGGTCGAGCTGCACGGCTGGCGTGCGCTCGTCGAGCAGTGGCCGCACCGGGATTCGGGCGGTCGTCACGCGGTCAATGGCCTTGGCGTGCGTCTCGGCGTCGAGCTCCGCGCCGACGGCCTGTCGACCCTCCCACAGCGCAGCCAGCAGCGTCGTGCCGCCACCAGCGCAGGGGTCGCATACCAGGTCGCCGGGGCGGCTGTAATCGCGGACGATGGCGCGCATCAGGTCTAATGGCTTGGCACCCGCGACGGCGCCGTGTTTCTCGCAATGCGACATGTACGCGCCGGGCAGGCAGCCCCACGTCGCGAACTTGCGGGAGCGCGGACGGGCGACCATGAGCCACACAGTCCAGCTCGACGGGCCATCACCGACGAGACGTGGGCGCGGCTGGATGATCGGAATAGGCGCGAAGGAGTAGAGCCCCGCCGCGGCGTAGGCCTCCTGATAAACGGGCGCAAGGTCGTGCGATGTCATGGCGCAGATCCAGCCACGGCAGCAGCCAGCGGCCCAGCGTACAAAGGCGGCAACGTCGTCTGGTGTCCAGTGAGCATATCTCAATTGCCTACGCGCGCTCCTATCCGGCATCCTGTTTGACTCACGCAGTAAATGATTGACGCCATCATGCGTCCCGGCCCCATACGGCGGGTCCGTGATCACGGCATTGCAGCGGAAGCCGGGCCGGAAGGCCTCGCGGTAGTGGCCGAGGGTGATCACGGCTCGGCCTCGACAACGTCGGCCTCGACGGGCTTGCGGTCGGCAAGAAACGCGCGCCAACGCTCGGCGCCGGCACCGTCCAGCCACCGTGACAGGGTCAAGCGGGCTTCGGCAGTCATGGCCGACGGCCGCGGCTTGCCCAGCGATTCGCAGAAGGCGGCGGCGTCGTCGTAGCTCCAGCCGTTTGCGCCAAGCCAAGCGCAGAAGGATACGCGGTCAGCGGCCCAGCTTGCGTGGTGCCCGTCGGCATCGACTGGCGCGGCAGTGGTTACGACGGCTACCGGCGCTCCTTCCTCGTCGACGGCGGCGCCAAGCTCCTCGGGTGTGTAGATGACGCCGTGCAGTGCCTCAGAGCAGGCCATGCGGGCCACCTCCGTGATGGCGCGGGCGCGGAGCATCGCGGCGGGAAAGCTACGCCACACCGACTTGCCGGCGAGGCCTGCGGCCTTGGCGCGGTCGATGGTCCAGCTGACCTTAAAGCCGTCAAAGCTGGGATCGTCGGCGCGGATCACTTGGGCGTGCGCCTCGCGGTCGTCGCCCCACACGCGCAGCTTGTGGCCAGCTCGACGAACAAGCGCGGCGATGAGGTCGGCCGACGCGGTCGGCTTGCCTTCAATGACATGGATCGACGTGATCGCCGTCATCATGTCGACCTGAATCGAGCGGGCGTACTCCATTGCCCAGAGCAGGTTGGCTGGCTGCTTGCGGTACTGCTGCGGCAGCATGCTGCTGTCTGCCAGCGTTCGAGCCAAGGCGAGCTTATCGCCGACGGTTGCAAGATCTCCCATGGTTCACCTCAAGCCCAACGTGGCGGTTTCAGTTTGCCGGTGCAGTTCGCAGCCAAGCCCGGCCAGTCGTCGAATTCGACGCACGCGGCGTAGGTGCGCACGGCCTTGTCCCACAGCACGGCGCCGAACTCAACGAAATCCGCGCCGGCCTCCATAAGGACGACGTCATGCGGTGCCGTGGACGACACAAAGACAAAGATCTTGGGCAGCTCCTTGCCCGTCAGCACGCGCGCCGCTTCGATATAGGCCGCGGCGCTGATGTGATAGCCGAACTGCCACGCCGCGCGCTGTAGTCCGTCCTCGTCGTCGGCCGAGGTCGTCTTAAGATCGATAATGGCCTGATCCGTGACGCAATCGAGCTTGGCCTTGCAGGGCACGCCGTCGCGCTCCCACAACACCGGGACTTCGAATCGACCACCGGTCATCAGGTCGCCGGCGCCAGACTGCTCGACCGCGTAGGCCATGGCGTGGGCTTTGTCCATGTCCGCGGACGACACGCCGATCTTGCCAGCGTTGTCCGCGGCCCACTGCTCGGCCGCAAACTTGCCGTCCTTGGTGCGACGGTCGAAGGCCGGCATAACGGCGTAACGCTGGGCGAACTGTTGCGGCTCCAACACCAGGCAATGCAGCAGGGTGCCAAACTCCATCGCGGCGGTAGGCTTGGCGGGGTGCTCGCGCTCCCAGCGATACCGGGCCGGCGACTTAAGCAAGGTTTTGGCTCCGCTGGCGCTGAGGCGCGGAAGGGCGTGATATTCGCGGTCATCCATGATCACCCTCCGATGAGCAGGCAGAAGCCCACGATGACAGCCAGACCGATGATGACGGCCGCGGCGTTGATTACCTCAGCAATGAGCGACTCGCGTCGGGCGGCGGCCTCGGCGCGGCAGGTGATGCAGTAGCGCGGATCGTGGCGCATGGTTATTCCCCCTTGATCAAGAATTTGGCGAACATCGGGAAGCCGCGGCCGATGAGCACAGCGCAGACCCAGTTCCACACGGCCAGCCGCGCGGCGTCCTGCTGGCAGCTGATAATGAGGTCGGCAAACACGGGGCCGGGCATGCGCTGGTCGCGGTGGGCCTCGGCGCACCAGGTCAGCGCGTCGGCGATGCGCCGGGCGGTCATCTTCTGCACTTCTACCGACCTGCGCGCCAGCTCGATTTGGCGGCCTTCTGTTTTGGGGTCGATGGGCAACATGTCTGTCTCCGTTGCGGCGTTGCGGGCCGTGGCTTAGACCTGTGCAATGCGGTAGGTGTCGAATTCTTCGCCGCCCCATCGGGCGATCTGCTCCAGCATGGCCTCGCGCGCCGCTTCACGCGATGAGTAGACGCCCAGCTTGGCGTCGACCCAGCGAGCTTTCTTCGTTCGCGATCCGGCGTTCATGTTGAACTTCACGATGAACTTGGGGTACTTCATGGTGTGTCTCCTTTGCGGCGTTGCGGGCCGCTGTTGATGTGGCCAGCTTAGTGGGTGGCGGAAACGGTGTCAACACTTTTCTTGAAGGGGCAGCAAAAAAAGTTTTGCCCTATCCGTCCCGGTTCAGCCCGACCAACTCGCGCGCCATGCGGCGGGCCTCGTTCGCTTTGCCCCAGCCGCAATTGCAGTCGACGTCGGCGCGGGTCGCGCACCACTGCTCGTGGCTCCGCTCGGGCCACCAGAGGATGACAGCGCGCAGGCGGCGGAGGCGGTCAAGCTCGGGCCACGTCTCGACGGCTTCGCGCAGGGCTTCGCATGACATGGTTTTCTTCACGGCTGCACCTCCTTCCTAGGCAGCGTCCGCGGTCGACCGCCGGGGCCTCGCGACGGTCGCGACGGGTCAAGCTGGCGCAGGCGCTTGCGTAGGGACTTGAGCGCGGCCAACGTCATACCCAGCCGGTGAGCGGCCTCGGGCAGCGTGGCGCACTGGTCGCAGACGTGGTCGATCCACGCAACGTCGGCGGCGGTTCGGGCTGGTGTCATCGGATCTCCACGTCGCGCCGGTGTCGGCGGCAGAAGGTGCATCGCTGGCTGCGGCTGGCCCATCGGTGCGCGGGCAACTGGCACTCGATGACCTGCGCGCGGTACCAGGCCTGATAGTGTGCCATGCACAGGTTGCGCGCGAATCGCTTGCGGCCGCATTCGGTGCAGGCAGCCGTCGGCGGCAGGATGGTGGGGCGGCCTCGGGGTCGTGTTGAACGGTTGCGGATCATACGGCCGACGGTAGCGGAAAGCGGGGCGCGGCGTCAATAATTCACGTCGTCCGATTCCTCGTGGTCGGGCGCTAGGAGCTCGTGCGGACCGAGCGTTTCGGCGCCGGGCACTTGGTCGCGGGCGGCCAGCTCGCGCAGCCATGCGAGGTCGGCAAAGCGGATCACGGGTGGCGGCAGCGGCTGGTGGCAGTGTGGGCAGGTGG